GGGCGATTCGGCCAAAGCGGGCATTGTTTCGGGACTATCTTCCGAAGATAGAAATATCATGGGGGTGTATCCAATGAAGGGTAAAATTATGAATGTTCGTGGCGAAACAACAAAGAAAATATCTGAAAACACCGAAATTGCTGATATGAAAAAAATACTAGGATTGGAAAGTGGCAAAACCTATATCGACGAAGATGAGGTAAAAAGAAGTCTTCGTTATGGAAAGATCCTCTTTATGACGGATCAAGATTTGGACGGAAGTCATATCAAAGGACTATGTTTGAACTTATTTCAGACAGAATGGTCGTCTCTTTCACAGGTGCCTAACTTCATTGGTTTTATGAATACTCCCATCTTAAAGGCAAAGAAGGGGGCCGAAACACTTGTCTTCTATAATGATGGAGAGTATGATGCGTGGAAAAAGGTAAACGATACAAAAGGATGGAATGTCAAATACTACAAGGGTCTTGGAACTAGCACTGGCAAGGAGTTTCGAGAATATTTCGCTAGAAAGAAAGTTGTGTGGTTCTCACATAGCGGCAACTCAAGTGATGACACAATGGATATGGTATTTAATAAAAAGAGAAGCGATGATCGAAAAGAATGGCTAGGCACTTATGAACGCGAAACCTTTGTAGATACGTCTCTTCCGACGATTGCATATGAAGATTTCATCAACAAAGAGTTGATCCACTTTTCAAAATACGATTGTGAACGTAGCATACCGAACGTAATGGACGGATTAAAAATCAGTCTTAGAAAAATATTGTTTGCAGCATTCAAGAAAAATCTAACAAGTGAAATTAAAGTAGCTCAGTTTACAGGATACGTATCAGAGCATTCTGGATATCATCATGGCGAGGCATCGTTGAATGGTGCAATTGTTGGCATGGCACAGAACTTTGTAGGATCAAACAACATTAACTTGTTCTCGCCGAATGGTCAGTTTGGAACAAGATTGCGCGGAGGAAAAGACAGTGCTTCGGAAAGATATATCTATACACTATTATCTCCTATCACGCGCAAGCTATTCCCTAACATGGATGACAGTATTCTGAAATATCTCGATGACGACGGCTTACCAGTAGAACCAACATTTTATGCCCCCATTATTCCAATGGTTATTGTCAATGGAACAAAGGGTATTGGAACTGGTTTTAGCACAGAAGTTTTATGTTACAATCCTACAGAGATTATTGAATATATCCGAGATCGTCTTACAACTGGACAGTTTGAGACTACTCGCGAGTTTGTTCCCTATTATGAAGGGTTTAATGGACAGATTGCGAAGCTAACTGATGGTAAGTTTATTGTTCGCGGAAGGTATGCGATTGTTGGAGATGACAAGGTGCGAATTACTGAGTTGCCAGTTGGTATGTGGACAGATGATTTCAAAGAGTATTTAGAAAAGCTAACAGATACAACCGATAAGAATGGGAAAAAGGTAACCCCTCTCGTAAAAGATTATGATGATATGAGCAAAGACACCACTGTTGATATTACAATTACAATGACAAAAGGCACGGTGAATGCAATGAACTCGAAGGTGCTCGATCCTCAAACTGGTTGTACCGAACTAGAGAAAACGTTGAAGATGTATACAACAATGTCAACCACCAATATGCATTTGTTTGATGCCAACGATAAGTTGCGAAAATACGCTGGTCCAAATGATATTATCCACGACTACTTTGATACACGAATGCGTCTGTATGTAGAAAGAAAGGAGTTCATGGTTCATCAGCTCGAACGTGAACTCATTGTTCTGAGCAACAAACACAAATATATTCAAGGAACACTGGATGGAGATATCGATTTACGCAGAAAGAAACGCAACGAGATCAATGAGATGCTGAAAAGCAAAAAGTTTGATATGCTAGATGATGATACTGATTACAAGTATTTAACAAAGATGACAATGGATAGTGTTACTGACGAAAGTGTCGATAAACTGTCGCGTCAGTATAATGAGAAGAAGTGCGAACTTGAAACACTGAAAGAGACGACCACCGAGCAGATGTGGCAAAGAGAGCTAGAAGAACTTCATGCAGAGTATACAAAACATCGCGAACAGCTTCGATTAGCTAACAGTGGAACTGACCAAAACAAGAAGGTAACAAAAAAGGTTATTATCAAGAAGAAAAAGGCTGTGTAGAGACATAGCGACAATAAATAGAAGATGGATCTAGTATGTATGTTTATATTGTATTTTTATTGTCTGTCAGTTTTATATTTCTCTCTTTGTGTATTATAATAAGCTCTCTGAGAAAGAAGAAAGCTATCTATCCATACAAATACCATATGTCAGATAAACCAGAGCCGAGTGATAGTAAACTATACGAGAAAGTAAAAAAGGAAGTATATAAACAACATCCCAAACATAGTGCGTATCGTAGTGGAATAGTTGTAAAAACATACAAAGAGAGATATGCCAAAAAAAATGGTAATCGAAAACAGCCATACAAAGGAAAAAAAACGAAAAAAAAAGGCCTTGGTCGATGGTTCAGAGAAAAATGGGTTAATCAGAGAGGAGAAGTGGGATATAAATATAAGAATGATGTGTATCGTCCTTCAAAGAAGATAACTCGCAAAACGCCAAAGACACATGGCGAGTTAACCAAGAGAGAAATAAAGAAAGCCCGAACCAAAAAATATAGAAAAGGGCGAGTAGATAAGTTTTAAAAATATACAGGTAACGTCTTCAGCGTAAACACCCCAACTACTAATTTCACATTATCTAAATCTAAGTCATCAAATCCTTCAACTCTTTTTTTGTGATATGCTTTTGAAAGTGTAGAATGTAACATATATCAAATATATAGGATTCTTCTCCACCAGCTTCAATATCCATGTCTAGTATATATTTTATACAGAACTCTGGTGTCAGTGTCTGTGTTACCAAGAGTATTTTTTCATCAAGCGTGCTGACATTTTCCTCAAGAATATCAATAGAATATTTGTTGTTAAGTAAATCGGTATTCGTGATCTTCATTTACAATTACAATTATAATGAAAAATACTATGTTTATATTACAACATAGTATTTAATACATATATTCATTTGTGCAGTTATTATACAGTTATTTTTATTTTTATTTTTTAATTAGTGATAAGTTTTGAGCATAACCACGTTCCAACAAGTATCCACATGCCTTCAATAACAGTTCCTCCTTTTGAAAACACCCATCTCATTGCAATGCAATGTGGCGATGAAATTAGGAATGGGGATATGATAAACCCATACAAGGATGATGCCGCACAGTATCTTACATACATATGAGCAGTAACATAGTGTAGAAGTATCCAGAAGAAGTATACACCTGATACCCTGTATACATACTTAGCATATGGTGACATGTGAGGAACCACTCTTTGTATCATATTTGGTTGCGGAACTTCATTAACAATTTCTACCCCTGGTTCGATTTTTATTCTAACATTCTCCATTCGTTGTAATTGTTCCTCGGGATCTGGTTCTGTGCTGCTGATACTGATGACATCTGCGTTGTCGTCAGTATCTTTAGAACCGGCCCTGCTGCGTTTTCTATATCTCGACGGTGCCATATTATAATCAGGTGTATGAATAGGATAAGTATGTTCTTGACAATGATCTATACTTAGATGAATACTACTGGTATCTGTAGTATGACCCCTTTCAATTTTACATTGTCGATTATGTTGTTTAGATTGCATTCTGGTTGTTACCATAAGAAATATTAGTATTGTAGTATTTTATTATATTTTACAAAATCTTCTTCTATAAATAAAGTTCTCATGACAAGTAAATATACGCTCCTTCTCTATCTCCTTCTCCAATCTCCGTCTTCTACTAGTTTCTCTATATAATCGTTCTCTTTATTGTAATCTCGAAAATACCGTGACTCCGCTTTTGTTCCACCTCCATAAACTTTATTAGGATGTTGCTTACCATAAACACCATAAACACCATCATCATATCGTGTAGGACGTAACCAAGATACACTTACACCCATTTTATACCACGTCGCTAGCTCCAGTTTTTGTCTTAACTTGATAAACTTATTTATTCTTTTATCTTTTATTTTTTCTATCGCTTTTAACTCTTCTCCTGTATATCCAAACTCATTACTATAATAACTATTTATCACTCGCTTCATATCATACGGTAAATATAGCTTATTAATACTAATATTCATATTAAACTTATCAATACTAATATTCATATTAAATGAGTTTTAATATGAACAATAAAGATGGATAAGTATGTTCTCGACAATGGTCTATATTTAGATGAATACTACTGGTATCTGTAGCACGAAATAGTTCAATTTTATATTTTATTATATTTTTACAAAATCTCTTCATTTATCTCATCCAAAACAGTGTTTGTCAACCACTTTTCAGAAATTACCCTACTGTATACAACAAACTTCTCAAGATATGTTTCAACAAACTTCTCAAAATAGGACTTACTCATAGTAATCTCGCCCTTTGTTTTTTTAAGATAAAACGTATATAAATCATCAAATGTAACGGTTTTGTCATCGTGTGTTTCCTTTTCCTTTTTAAAATGAACCTTTGCGAGATCTAATGTTTTGATAATATCATCACCTTTATCCCAAATAGAACATTCAATATTCATAACGTATTTATTTGCAATTATATCAATATCGGGAAAGTAAAACCGTAAAATATTGAGAATGTCGTCTTCTACAATTTTTCCAGCCGTTGAGAATATGATCGAGTTATCTTTTACGTACTTATAAAATAAACTACATAGTTCGTCAACCTCATAATCATTTCCAATTGAATTAGAACACTTTGTGATAGTGTTTGTCCAAAACAACATAAAATCACTAACGACGGGGATAAATCGACTTGTAATGTTAATGAACGAGTCACTATTTTCATCGTACTTATATTTTTCTGAAAGCATCGTTTTCAATGTGTTTGTATAAACAACACTTGGAATACATTCGCTAGAAATATATCTTTTCCATATATATTGAAGATTTTTCCAGGTCATATTAGATTTTGTTTTATTTGTTATACTCATTGCTTCATCCTGATCTACTTGTATATATTTTGAACAAAACTTGTCTACAATAATCTGAGGATTATTGTTTTTTAAAAAAAGCGTATAGTTACAAAGTTCGTCTCTCTTTTCTAGAAACTTATCTCCCGATCCATGAGTTCGCGAATAGTGAACCGCGACACACAACAAGTTTAGCCCATCAGTTCTCAACATATCAATCCATGACTCCTGTAATCCATTACTCTTTCGCATTTTTATAAGTCTACATTTGTGCATACTTACATTTTCATTATATCTAGAAACAAAATTAGTAGTGATGTTGTTAACTCCAAGAACAACAGAAGACATTCTTTCTACCTCTGAAATCTTTTGCTTGGATGAAGGCGAAACATAGTATGTAACATCCGTAGTTTTTTTTAGAATATTATCGCCAATACATGTTAAAAAATATTTTGCTTCATTTTTTGTTCGAAAATATGTCGGGGATAACATGTTTAATATTTTCTGTATAGTCATTGTTTCTGGTATAAGATGTTTGAGGAGAGATCTCTCTTTTATTTTTTTAATCAAGCTCACTTTTGTTTTATGCTTCCAATCAATAAGATCCTTGTTATCATAAGTAACCGTAGAGAGAACCTTGTAAATAATATCATCTTCTTTTACATGTTTATAGTTAACGCCGTCATACAGATAAAATGATGAATTAGTTGGAGAAAAATAGTATAAGTTTGTTGCCAAAAAATAGGTTTGAAAAGAATGAAGCTCTTTTTCCAATATGACCCGTCTTTTTTCGTTTTCTTTGTGTGTTTTATATTCATTTTCTATTGCATTCGGGAGAATATCTCTTATGTGAATAATAAGTCTAGATCTCATATACTTGTCTTCTTTGCATTTGTTAATAATATTGTCTATATGTTTGTTGCAGTTTTCTCGAAAGTTTTCAATAGAAAAATCATCGGTATCGCTGGAAGCTGTATGTATTTCTGAGGGTAAATCCATTATGTATACTATTTACATGCAAACATCTTTCTATATTGTATAATAAGTATATTTTTGAACTCCGACCAGACGCCGTTCCGATCCCAATTTGCACTCGTGTGTGATATGTAATAAATTGAAAGGTTTTACATATTGTTATCCTGAGAATATACAAAACAAATGAAACGGTAAACCCGAACAACAATAATGGAACATACATCGAGTTCACTTGACATGGATATCTTCGCGAGATTACCTTGCGATATGAAATGGTATATAAAGAAGTTCATTGATTATGATACCAAAACACGTCTCATTATAGACAATAATAGAAGGTTCATGTCAAATCGAAACCTTTACTCTGTACTCACATTGGAACAGATCCGCAAGGCCACACGATATGGATTGATTGAAAAACTGTATAACGTTTCCACTCCGCGCAATGAATATGTCTCGACCGATGACGGAAATATACAATTGGATACAATTAACATGTCGCAACAGATGTCGAGTGCTTTCCCAAAGTCGACTAGACACAGTTTTAGAGGGCACAATGGATTGCCTAAGTTTGTGGACAAGTTTCATCCAATGATTGAAGAAGTATATAAAGGCATTTGTTCAACCGTGTGTGTTACATATGAACGCAAGGCACTGTGCTTGCTTAACGGATTTGTCTCACTAAAAAATATTCGATCTTCGGAACCAGATGTAGTAAATGGGGTGTATTTGTTGTCGAAACTGTGCTTTCAATTAGTAGTCTCGATGATGATTTACTTCGATGTTGTTAAAAAAGACAGAATAGAGAAATGTCGCCGAGCTTTAGCAAATATCACGATTAAAAAGGCTGTTCGTGAAAAAAAAAGATTAGAAAATCGGATCCAAAAGACAAAACAAGACATGCAAAATCTGGATGAAAAAAATACGAATGAGTATCAAAGCAAAATAAAAAGAATGTCAACACGTTTTATGAAAGAGAACGTTTATATGCAATATGTAAATCAGGGAATGACTTTAAGAGAAGCAAAAGAAAAACTCAAGGAAGACAGTGAAATCAAAAAGCAACAAACTGTCTGGAAGAAATTATATATTAAGGCAGTAAAACAGGCCGTATCACAGAGACAAACTAGTATGAAAGAAAAGGCTCGGCAAGAAAAACAGAATATGATAACCAAAAAAAAAGAAGAAATAAACAGAAAAAAAATAATTACGCAAGTAACAAAATCTATAAAACTATACACCAAGTTGGCAAAACAAGCATCGCGTATTGCAAAGAAGAAGAAGTTTGCAGCATAATTAATATTCATCGATAAACATGTAACGTAATAAATATACTGTATTTTTCATGTACTTGGTGCGTTTAATTCATATTAGAATGCAAATATAATCACTTAAAGATTTGCGTAGTTGTTAGATATTAATAATGGCAGACAACGCAAACAATGTTTTGACTATCAAAACTGTTCAAATCTCACCATTTCGAACTTTGATGACTGCATTGAAAGATATTCTACTTGAAACAAACATCACGTTCCAGTCTGATGGCATTCGTATTATCAATATGGACAAGAGCCATACTGTACTAGCACATATGCATTTAAATGCTGAAAAGTTCGAGTTTTACGAATGTAAACCCGAGAAGATTGTAATTGGTGTGAATATGTTTCACCTTTTCAAATTAATTAACTCAATTGATAATGATGATACACTTACGATGTACATTGAAAAGGACGACTACAATGATGGCGTTGTTTCACATCTTGCACTTAAGTTTGAAAATGGAGAAATCAAACAGTGTAAAACTCAAAAGCTTAGACTTATCGAGCCCGATCCAGAAGATCTTGTTTACCCCGACGTAAAGTTTTCATCCATTATCAACCTACCCTCCAGCGATTTTCAGAAGATTATTCGAGATCTTTCTGTTATCTCGGACAAGCTTGAGATCAAATCAGTAGGAAATGAACTCATCTTTAAATGTAGCGGACAGTTTGCAAGTGCTGAAATCCATCGAGCCGAATCAGATGGAAGCATGGACTTTATACTCAAACAAGATTCGTCAAAGATTATCCAAGGAGAGTTTTCATTGAAAAACCTAGGATACTTTATCAAATGCACCAATCTATGTGCCCAGATCGAAGTCTATCTGGAGAACGATCTTCCTCTAGTGGTTAAATACAATGTTGCCAGTTTAGGAGAAATTAGGCTTTGTTTGGCACCGCTTCCAACTTCTTAAAATATATAACTAAGAATACGATTTTAGTTGTAAAAAAATATACTCGTATGCTATATTAATATAAACTATTTGTATCAATATGGCTTCAACTAGATTTAGAGATGATCCCGCGAGAGTAGAAGATCAATTGCGACAATCTGTATTTTCATGTGGATATATGATAAATGCACCAGGAAATGGAGTGAAACCCGACTATATTGAAGACCCACAGTTGCGATTACAGAAATGGGGTGCGAATTACATGACAAACAGTATTGATTTAGAAAGTAGTCTTAAAGGCATTCGCCCAATAAACAGAGATTGCATTGGAATATCAGAATATACCAATTACAACGTAAACACAAATAAAATACAATACCCAAATAATAATTGTTTATACACCGAACAATCCAGAAGTATTGCACCTGCATGGGAAATACGTGATGTGGAAAGCGAGACACCGAGATACCCAACTCTTTTAGATCCTCAAGAAAATGTAACCATGAAGTTTCAGAATAACCTGAGCACTCGCATTTTAGAAAAGGATCATTTTACACCCAAACGCCTTTCATTACAACCATTGCAATCGGCAGATTTGTTACCACGCAATCCAAAATAAAATAATTAATCTTACAGCATGAAAGTGTTGATTATGTTAATTAAAACTCATATAGTAAATAAGTATCGTCAAGAATATAATATACTTATTTAGTATATATATCATATGGAAGTATTAATACCAATTGTAGCATTAGGAGGACTTGCTCTATCAATGAACAACAAGAATGAAAATGGAAACACAACTCAATCTAAAAATAAAGCATCGAGAAATTTAGAAAAAGCAAAAGAAGGATATAGCAATATTTCGCCAAGCGATTATCCTGTTAAAAAATCAGGAAAAAAGAGTGCAGTAGATGGAACAAACTACTCTGCTTACAATAATCCAAATGACGCGACTGCAAAATATTTCGATCAAAATAACTATTATCAAAATGATATTCGTGGTAAAAAAGTAGGTAACCATATAAATCAAGTACATTCTCTCACAGGTTCTTATGTAGACGAGTCAAACTTTTCACATAATAACATGATACCATTCACTGGTTCAAAATCGACCCAACAGACACTGAATGGCACTAGAAGTGATGCAATGTTAGATAATATGTCGGGAAGTGGAAGCCAATATATCACGAAACAAGAAAGAGCTCCCCTTTTCAAACCAGAAGACAATGTTCAACTGGCACATGGTCAACCTAACATGAATGATTTCTTTCAGTCTCGATCTAATCCAAGTCTCAAGTTTAACAACATGAAACCGTTTGAAAGTGAAATGGTTGCCCCTGGACTTAACGCAGGATATAGCTCACAGGGCGTCGGAGGACTTAACGCAGGAATGGAGGCAAGAGAGGCATATATGCCCAAAAGTGTAGATGATCTGCGTGTAGCAACCAACCCAAAATTAGAATACAACCTGGACAATCATCAAGGCCCCGCGTCGTCTGGAGTAAAAAATATTGGTATGATGGGAAAAATGGAACAACATAAACCTGATACATTTTATGCACAATCAGAAGATAGATGGTTAAAAACAACCAGCGAAGTCAAGGCACAAACTTCTCGACCAACTCAAGAAGTGCATGACACTGCAAGAATGCACTCGGAGTCATATACGGGTGTTGCAGTCGCTTCAAACAAGAGTGCAAATTATGTAAAGGGAACTTTTGAACCCACCCATCGTCAGCAACTAAACACTACCCCCATTACAAATCTACAAGGACCCACTGCAGGATTTAATACTCAAGGTGTGAAAAAGAGTTATCAAAAATACACAAATAATCGCGATATTAATAACAGGGCAGGAACTTCATACGGATCTGGATTTACTAACGCTATTGGTGCAGTAATTGCTCCAATCACCCAAATGCTAAACCCGACAAAAAAACAAGAAGTCATTAATAATATGCGTGTTTATGGAAACGCTGGTTCTACCGTAGAGAGGGAACAAGTGTTCAATCCCGACGATGTAACCCCCACAACTGTAAAGGAAACCACCCTACATGCTCCAAACACATATATGCAAAATCAAGGATCCGATGCTTACCTAGTCACTCAACAACAAAGTATAGAAAATCAACGCGATACCACTACTTTACCGTTTACTGGAAATGCAGGCGGAGCTTCAACCAAATATGGACAAACGAGTTCTATGTCGAATTATAACCAAACAAACAATGAAAAGAAAGAGCAGACTATACAAGGGAGAACCAATAATGGAAACATGCAACTGTTCAACTCAAGTATTAACGTAAATAGTGCCAAGAGAGACAACGATAGATCCAATAACCGTATGTGGGCTCCATCAAATATGCCTCAACAATCTATGTCAAAAGAGTTATATGGAAAAATGATCGAACCTTCACAGTCAAACCCAAATGTAGAGATAGAGAGAATGCAGCCAGACTTACTGAACGCTTTCAGAAAAAATCCATACACACAATCCTTAAACTCTACTGCACTTCGTTAATCATTTAGTTCGTTTAATAGACATAATTAATGTATCATAATTATTCAAATACTATATATATCGAAATGAGTATTTACATTAACAATATTTACGACGCATGTGTTAAAACATTTGATTTCAATAAACGATTTATTCAATATATATTTGAATACATTAACGATACTAATTTTTTCCTACCATTAGATCTAGACGACGCAATTGAGACTAATGCGAATACCATTAACAGCGTTTAATTTATTATACACAATATTACACATTACAATAGAAATGTGTAATAACACTATACTTTTCTCAAGATTTTTAAATACTGGTATATAAACTAGATTACTTTATTTTTCTGATAACAGTTTCAAATGGGAAAAATACTCAATTTGTATTCTCTTCCAGAATGCATAGTCGACATCATTTATTCTTACTGTGCACCAGATGTTCAGTTTGTTTCGATGCTACAATATTATTCATTTGGTTCTGTCTGTTCATATATTCAACACTTATGTCGCGGAAATATGTTCACCTTGCGAAAACTTCTTCACACATTAAGTGAAAATCTTGCAAAAATATCCCCCATATTTGTAATTCATAGTCCATACTATTTCATGTCTTATACTGATATATTTAGAGAAGCTCTGTGGAGGGAAACCGATGCAAATGATTTATTACGTATGCAAATATACACTCGGATTTACTCTATATTAGATGGTGTAATGTTGAAAATAAATACATCAGACACATGCTCCATATGTAGAACAAACTTGTATTACTATATGCGGATAATCTTCATAGAAATTATTAAACAATATCAAAACAACTTACTATACCGAAACAGATCCTACACTGTGTAAATAATTAGCTAGATGTACTATATAAGATGTCGATGGAAGTTGATTCCAGGCCTGGAACTCCTCCAATGAGTTTTGATGATTGCATCACAAATCCCACAGGAACGCCCGCGAGAAAATCCACCACAGAAAAAGGCACCACAGAAAAAGACACCGATAAAAAACCTAAAACTAAACCTCCTTCATTTGGTAATTGGATGGAAACTGCAACCCTTTCCAAAGGTGGAAAGAAGACCAGAAAAAGATCTAGATCGAAAAAGGGTAAGAAGAGCAAACATCAACCTAAAAAGAAAACATCTAAGAGATCTCATGGAAAGAAAAAAAAATCAAGAAAACGCGTCACTCGTCGTCGTGCTCGCATGAGAGGAGGCTTTTTGAGTGGATGGTTCACACCAAGTAATGCAACGGAAACCCCTCCTAAGAAAGAACTCACCAAAGAAGAAAAGGATCGTATCATGGCCGAGATGAGTGCTGAACACGAGAATGAACTTGGGGACTATGGTAACCGCGGATAAAACTTACATATATGTTGTCATGTAATCAATATAGATATACAATACAACAATTACTATTATACATAAAACATGATAACTATACACGAAGATATAATAGAGAAATTAACAGGGTTTTACGATAACAAAAGCATACCAAATATCATATTTCATGGATCCCCTGGATCTGGAAAAAGAACGCTGTTAAGAAAGTTCGTAGACATTATTTATCAAAATGATACGAATATGATGAAAGACTATATATTATATGTAAATTGTGCACAGGGAAAAGGTATCAAGTTTATTCGTGAAGATTTAAAACATTTTGCAAAAACACACATAAACACACAAAATGGAAGCTTATTTAAAAGTATCATTTTAACAAACGCAGATAAACTTACAATAGATGCACAGTCTGCATTAAGAAGATGCATTGAAGTATTTAGTCATACGACAAGATTTTTCATTGTTGTAGAAGATAAATACAAGCTATTACGTCCTATACTGTCTAGATTTTGTGAAATATATGTTCCATCTCCAGTGATTGACGGAGAACATATAAACTTATACAAATACAACATTCAAGGAACGGCGATGTTTAAGGAAAGAACGAATAACAAATTATCGGCAGTGAAACGAATAATAAACAAACTAAAGGATGACATAGATGTAAAAACAATCTGTGAATGTTCCGAAACTCTTTATGATAAGGGATTTACATCACTGGATGTTATCGAATATTTTAAAGGAAAGACACCATTTAATATTTCAAAACACTATCACCATCAAGTTCTGTTTCACTTTGGACAAGCAAAAAAAGATTATAGAAACGAAAAACTTGCAATATGTCTTTTAATAGATATGTTTCTTTTGTGTTCAAATGACGATTTAGAAAATATGATAGTTATGTAAATGGATGATTTTACACCCAGCGGTCTTCATGAATCAAAAAACGAGTGGGGAGCAAGGCTTATCACAATTCTGACACCCCATGTTATCGAGGGATTTAGATCTATACTCGACGAATCTATTAAACTGTGTAAAAATAACGACGAAATGGAAAAATATCTAATGACCTTTCAGAACTTTATTTCCAGAATACCAAAGTGGAGTAACGAGATAGTCGATGCGGAAACAAAGAGAATTATTGACAAAAGTGGATGCCCATATTTAGAAGATCTCATCACATGTGTTCATGTTATACAACTAAAGATATTGACATCCGTCAGAGTTGGTCAAAAAGCCAAGAAGGTAGATATGGATATTATGGGAATTAACGATTTCATACATAAGGTTTACATTAACACCGCTAGACAATTCTATAGAAATGTGTATTTATTTGATAGCCAAATATCTCCTCTTCAAAAACAAAAAAACAACCGCGAGCTTGAGACTATCACACAGGAATGCATACTCAACACTGTGAGGGAAAGTATTCCTGTCCAAACAATACTCAAGTGCTATCTAGACGAGACAACAGAGGAGGATATTCAAGAAGAAATTAAGGAGGAGGATATTACGCCAGACCCAGTAAATACCGACGAACCGCAAGACGGTGGATCAGATGTGACAACAAACGAAGAAAATGAAAATATCAAGGTTGAAACCGAAGAACCGTTGAATATTGACAATACCGAAATTGAGAAATCGCCATCGACCTTATCATTTAATGATGTTGACACTGCCGTAGATACAGATAAAAATGAGTACACGATAAGTGCTCCGAAAGATGTAGAAAGACTTGAGGAAATCAGTAAGGTTAGAAATGAAACAAGAAAGCAAGAAGAGGAGGACGACGACGAAGAAGACAAAATTAAAATACTAGGCGATCCGATATCTCTAGACAGTTTAGATGTTCATGATATTGAAATACCGTCTCTTTCTCTTGACCTAGACCCATTGATGGATGTTGAGATATTAGCCTAATCGCGTTAGATATGTAAAACTTATATGCCAGTTTACAATAAATGAACACCTTGATATTGGCAACATGTTCATGTATTGTTTATGCGTTAATTCATTACATAGATAAAAAGATCATTAAGAAGGAAGAGTACTGCCCTCGCACTACATTTCGCACATCAGCTTTGATGTTTGTAAGTATTATGGCAGGTTCCTTTTTATATGATCAGCTTGATCTAGAAAACTTGTCAAATAGCGTCTCGGAGAAAACTACTCTCACAGGAGGGGCTCCCAAAGTGTTTACAGATAACCCAGGATTTTAAATCTTAAATTGAAACTCTACCCCCAACTGTTCTATTATATAAATTACTTAATAGACTAGCTACTTACCAATACAATGTCAGCATTTAATGAAGATGGAGATCAGGAACAAACAAAATGTTATTTAGTAACGCCTTCATATAAAAAGTCAGTGTATGAAGACATTATGTATACGAAAATGTATGGTGATACCAGAGTATCTTTGAAGGTTACGAAAATATGGAGATATGGCGAGTTTGAAGTGGACCTGACTATTTCAGAATCAAAAGAAATTATTAAACTGAATGAAGTTAATCTAAACGAATACTGCACGTGTGCTGCAAGCACCGATAATCTAGTTGAGTATGATGCAGAGGTTCTTAATATTGATAAATATGATGAAGAACTACAGAAACAAATTAATCTGGACGTGTATGAAGATGTTGATAATGAAACTCCTTATGATGATGCAGACCTAGTTGATGAACATGATTGGGATGTAGACGATACACTATATAGTATAGTTGGCGGCGTAGAACTTGATAAAGATGAAGACAATGCTGATGAAAGTGGGGAAGAGGAAGAGGAAGATGCCAATGCATTTGAATGCGACGATTGTAATGTAAAAGATATAAACTGCTTTGAACATCTTGGAATATCAAAGGAGGAAGTAGATATTTATAGAGATCTGGGTCAACCAGATCGATGCACGGATTGTTTTGAAAAGTGGAAAAATGGCGAGAATGGACGCGAATACTTGAAAATGGTAACGGATAAAGATAAAGAAGAACCCATTCATCTCTGTGTAAATATGGACTGTGAACAATATCCACCTGATTGGGAAATCGGCGAAGATACTGAAGAGACTTATCAAGAGGATCAGTGGAAAAAGTGTTGCCTATGTGATGGGTATTTTAATGATGATGGAGTTGGAGATATTTTATTCGTACAAGAAGAACCAAATAATCAAGAAGCAGGGTGTAGTCTTTGTGGAAAAAGTGATGATGTAGTTCAAATGAAAGGTTGTGGACAATATCTATGCGGTAGTGCATGTGATGAGGAAACTGAATATGAGTATAGTTCTGTAAGCGAACAGGAAGAAAGCGAAAGTGATGTGCTATATAATGAATACCATTGTAAATATTGTAAGCATATAAGTTATCAGGATAATCCAGATTGTAGTGAATGCAAAAAGAAATATTGTATGCTACTAATCCAAAAATAGAGTAATACACCAAACGCCAAGTTTATTACTAAATAAATTGATCGTTTCTTATCTATAACTATTACATATAACAAACAATAATCATGATTCGACCTCCTTCAAGAATTACACTAACACACCTCAAAGATGTTATTTATTCGGCATTTAAGGGACGTGCCCCAGTTCCTCTTGGCAGATGGTATATATGCGATAAGAAAAACACAGGTTTGATTGCAGACTATTCGAACGAAGATCACTGTGGACCATGTGGATCGTATGCAACTACCATTGTGAAAAATAAAAATGAAAATATTCAACTAGAAAAAGAACTAGAGTTTGAGTTTCAACACATGATGGCGAACACATACACTCCTGATAAAATGAAAATTCGTTAATATAAACATTCACAATATGTGAACAAACTAAATAAAAATACGCATTTCGCGTATTTTTATTTAACACCATACACTATTTATTTAGTAGAAAGAACTGGGAGCTTGTCAATATCCATAACTCGAGATCTCATTTTTTGCGGAATGTCTTTTCCACTTATTCCATACTTTGAAAACTCTGGACGAGTTAACTGTGCATCTGGAGTGTGTGCATGCACAATTCTTGCTATCATTTTGTACAACTTAAACGCAGGATAACGTTCGTCCCCATTTTGTTTATAGAGAATATTTCTACCGTCATCGTCTTTACACCATTCATTTATCAGACTTGCAACTGGGCTGGCCACAATATCATCATCGTCATCAATAAGCTCGTCATATATAGAAGTCGCCAATCTACATAAGTCAAAGCTCATGTTTGGTTCAAGACGAGGTTTATCTTCGTTGAAATATGGCTCAGTATTATATTGGGTTGACGCATCATTGCCAGGTTTAAAACTGTCACTGCACATAGTTATCCCCTCATATTTATAGATTGCCCGACCGAAATCAATTATCTTGGCTATTCTACCAAAAGTCGGCACCTTATACACTTGTTTATTATATCTATAATACAAATATTTCTTGTCGGTATCTATAAACATAATATTATTCGTGTGTAAGTCATTATGTGTAAATGAATATACTTTTTGATAAGTAATCAAAATCATGATCACCTGCATGAAAATAGAAAACCATTCTTGGTCTTTCAACTCATTCTCAATAATCAAACTATCTAATGTGTATTCCATTTTTTCCATGAAAACTGCTTCAACCGGAAATCTTGGAATAGTCGCATATAACTGCTCATCACTTTCATCAGTTTCACCGCTTTCATCGTCCGACATATCACTTGTTGCATCACTATCACAAGTAGAATAGTTATCATCGCAATTGTCAGAACCACTTGTAAGCGACACCCTAGAAGAACAACTCGAACTTGTTGTTGTAGATTGTGTTTTTGACAGATCAAACTGGGAAATATCATTCGAAGAAAAATCGTCTATGTTCAACTTCGAATTAGATAAGTCTTCTAGCGTAATAGAAACATTATCTACAGGTGTTTCATGCGAGTTACTTGTCAACTCAAAAACATCATCAAACATACTATCATCAATGCTTGTTACTGCTGCAGAGTTGATCTCTTCGTTATCCAGAATAGTTTCATTTTGAAGGATGTTAAGAGGAGGTCTATCTTTACATGATCCGCTGTTATTTTCGATCTGGGTCAATATAAATGAATAATCTTCAACGTCAAAATCTACATTCTTATGCTTTTTAAAAAATGTTGAATTAGCAAGATACTCAATATCGTCATAAATATTCACCTTGAAATCACGCTTTACTCCAATACATGTTCCATAGTATAGTATGCCATGCACAAATCCAAACTGTCTGTTTAATAGATTAGAAAAATACACAAACATTCCGTCGGTATATGCAGTATTATTGACATCATTCAAACTAGGATGTGAGATATCCTTATTGGATAGAGTTGGAAGATTAAATATACTGTCGTTATGGAACAGCTTTCCAATCATAAACTTATACGGATCAATAAGAGGTGCCAACTTACAGAATACATCTCGCTTTTCATGTTTAATATCAGTGTCCTTGGACAAATTCGTATTATTTTCGACTAAACATTTGTAGGTATTCGGGACTTCGCTATCTTTTGACACAACTTTATGAATAATATACGATGTGTCAAGAACTACGTTTTCATAATTTGTCTCAGTAAACTTGAAAAAGCGATTATAGATCGGTATATAATTCTGCACATTCTCCATATCCATTATATCCTTGTTTTTCATACTCTCGAACAAAACCTCATTCTTTTTTTTTGTGTAAGATATATTAGTTCTACACTCCTTCATTATCAACTACATACATTAATATCTAAATATTTTAACTTATTTAGTATATTAATTTAAGATTATCCACAAAAATCAGGGTTCGCGTTAAAACAACACTAGAATGAGTATTTAACTATACTATAGTAGAAATAATTATTCACAATATAAAGTAAATGTCACTTGAATTACAGAAGTTCAGTATGAAAGCAATTAGTTTTAAACCAGACGAATCAAAGGGACCAGTTTGTGTATTAATTGGGCGAAGAGATACAGGAAAGAGTTTCTTATGTAGAGATCTTTTATATTATCATCAAGACATTCCAGTTGGGGTAGTTGTGTCTGGCACAGAAGAAGGAAATGGATTTTATGGAAATCTGGTACCAAAACTTTTTATTCATAACGAATATAGCTCGGCTATCATTGAAAAATTACTTTTGCGACAGAAAACAGTTCTTAAACAGGTAAAGAAAGAACTTGAAACAAGAAAAAGAGCTACAATTGATCCTCGAACATTTGTTATACTAGACGATTGCTTATATGACGGATCTTGGGCAAAAGATAAGCTTATGCGATTACTCTTCATGAATGGAAGGCACTGGAAAGTTATGCTGATTATTACAATGCAATATCCTTTAGGTATCCCACCTACGCTGAGAACGAATATAGATTTTGTTTTCATTTTACGTGAGCCGTACATTGCTAATCGTAAACGTATATACGACAATTACGCTGGCATGTTTCCAACATTCGAATCGTTTTGCCAGGTTATGGATCAGTGCACGGAGAATTATGAATGTCTTGTGATAAATAATAACTCGAAATCAAATAAGCTCACAGATCAGGTTTTCTGGTATAAGGCAGATGCACATAGTAATTTTCGTCTTGGTGCCAAGGAGTTCTGGGAAATGTCAAAAAATCTTCCATCTGATGATGAAGATGAAAAATATGATCCTGGAAAAGTCAAGAAAAGAGGTGCTGGACAAACAATTACAGTTAAGAAATCAAAATGGTAATCCACATGTCGTATGTGACAATTACATAGAAGATAATATGTCAATTGTATCTTGGGGTGTATCAACCGGATGTCCAATTATCGACGAATGATTTATGATAAGTTGATCATTTCCGTTATCTTCATATTTATCTCCAAAATAATGTATTTTGTCGTATTTATGAGTAACTTCTGGAATGACCTGGACTTTATCGTACTCACTTGGAAAAATAGAAATACCAACCTGACCTCCCTCATAAACAGAAACTCTATCGGATATGCCCATTTCCATTAGATCGTCTTTTAGTATACTGATTATTTTCTTTCTGTAGCCGTGCTCACTGTCCAACTTTTTAAACACTTCACGTTCATCAAGGGTTGCAGACATTCCAATGAGTGAGATATATAGTATTCCACATCTTAGATCAACAAAATGCCCCGATATTGTATAATCAACCTTCGATAAAAAGTGTAGACATTGTTTGACTAGCTTGTTTATTTGAGGATATAATTCATGATCTCTTATGTTTTTTTTGTGTATAGTTGAAAGCTGGTTAACTAACGAAATATTATTTGAAGGGCTATCGTCCTTTATAATATGATATATACAGCCACACTCGGTAAAATAATGGTTCATAGAAACGCCGTTCAATTGACATAACACCTTATCTATTTTTCCTCCACCAACAACTCCAATGTCATATCCTTGAGACTTTTTTGTAATAAGCATATCTCTCATTTTGTCATTTATCATCTGACTAGATTCCGCAAGAGTTCCATCTACATCAAAAAGTAGAAGATCTTTCATAACGATATATAATATTATTAGATATCGTTTAACTATATATTTTGTGTAATATTTTATTTATGCTTCACTGTCTTGAATAGACTTCAACACTTGTCCGAGACCCTTGTCGGTATCCTTGGATGATACAATATTGTCCCCCTCAAATAGCTCGGAGCGGATATCAGCAACCGATACAACATCATTCTTTGACAATGCACTCTCTTGGGTGTTCTTTCCAATATTAACCAGATTTCCATCCTCATCCACATCTTGGGTGAGGGTTGTATTGTTAGCGGTTGCCTTCTCAACATTCTCCTGAATTGCTGCCTGACGGGAATCTTTAAGACGTTTCTCGAACGTCGCCTTAGCGACGTCCTGGTTCTTGGTCTTCTCGTGCATGAGTTGGTTAAGCTCGTCTTCCATAAACTCGACACGACCAGTCTTATACGCATCTGGATCCCACGGCATCCACATACCAACTGGACCAACAAACACATCATGATTTGGATCGATTTCACGCAACATTTTGCATCTAATCTCTGCCTCCTCTTGTGTAGGATAAGCACCGCGAACTTTCAATCCTCTCACAGATGTCTGAAAGTTGTGTTCACGGTTAAACTCGTCTTGAAGCTCGTCTTCCTTTGCATCCATAAAGTTCTTGTAATCGTCGTCGATTTCATTATGCTTTAAGCTATCAATCTCATCCTTTGCAAACTCTTTAAAATCTTCAAGGAGATCTTCATTTGAAAGACTATATTTGAAGGACAAGAAGTTAAGGAACTGATGATACTTCTCCATTCCTTTAGAAAGACTGTAACCTTGTAAAAACTTAGAAAAGAAGAACATTTCCTTCTTCTTTAACACAGCCTCGGGTGAAATAAACGATACGCATACAAACTTTTGGTTTGCAACGGGCTTATCTTCGTCTAGAACATCAACATACTTGGGGTTTACTGCGCCATCTCCAGTTGTCCTCTTGTCAAAATTGCGGTTATCACTCACTCCGGTTGCACTCATAATACTTTATTCATGCCAGTATATTTAAGTTATTTATGTTGTTTATTCTTTGGATAGGATCTTAAATATCAACATATGTCTGCTATATTTAAACTGTGTAAATAGCACAATGTTAAAATTATTTTTCTCCTTATTTAGTATAATCAGTATGTTTGACGTGGCTGAATTAATTAAACGCGTTATTAAGTACCTTGTGGAAGGCATGATGGTTGCAATCGCCGCCTATGCCATACCAAAGAGATCACTTAACATGGAAGAAATTGCACTTCTTGCTCTTACCGCTGCGGCTACCTTCAGCATTTTGGATACTTATGTTCCTACCATGGGTGTAACTAGTCGTTCTGGTGCTGGATTTGGTATCGGAGCCAACCTTGTTGGTTTCCCAGGAGGATTATAAACTGATACAAAATAAGTGAACATATCAAGTAACGCCGTAAGATATATATATATATATATCAATAACATACGCTTGACATTTAGTTATGACTAAATGTCAAATATTTCGAACCTTCTCAAATATCAAATAGTAGCAATAAACTCCCAATTAAGCTCGTCACAAATCCTTTTCCATATAGTATCCTGTTCAATAAGCTTTTCGCGATCTTTTAACATGGGTATATGAATTAAAAAAGTAGTCTGATCTAATAGCTCAAACAACTTGTACAAAACGTAATAATAATGTAAAAAATTAACTCTATAATCAGGGCAGTGCTTTGCATAAGGATATTGGATCTCCATGAAAAAATTACATAGGATTTCTTCCAACTCCTGACTAATCACAACTGGCTTGATACCTAGCTTGTTCTTAATAAAATTAATATGTTCATAGTATTTGTTATATCCCAACTTTTTAAGAAGATCTTTACACTTGTAATAGGTAAGATCGGTTAATTCGATCCTCTCCTTTTTAATTTGCAGTTGTAAATCGTGTATCACTGGTTCGGGTATCTGAGTTGTTTCTTTTCCCTGGAATTGTGACAAAATTTCTTTAAAGTGGTTTATTTTCTTGTAAGCATAAAAACACACCTCTTTGGGGGGTTCTTTGTAAGAAGGTTTATCATTCTCCACCAAATATCTAACACTATTGTGACACTTGTTACATATTAAAACGCCCTCATCTTCTATTGGAATAAGTTCTCCTTTAAAGCACTGCTGACAAACATCTGTTGCATAAACGTACTTGTTCACATCAAGAAACGCATTGTCGACGTTTGACAAATATTCCTTGATGATGTTTGTGTTTGACTTCTCGGCACTTTTTTTTGTCTCTTCTTCTTCATTGTCTATCTTAAAAAAAGTATTTAGTTTAGTAACATTCTTACTTTCACAATCTCCCTCCGAAATATTCTTTTTGTTTTCAAAATAATCAAAGACATATTTAGAATTATCCAAAAAATAGTCGATCTTCTTCTTCTTTAGAGAGTTTACCTTTGATCTAACTTCTCGATATCTATCTTTTCTCACTAAATGTTGTTCTAATTTGCTACCAGATTTGGGGATGTGGTTCTTATGAAGTTTCTCTTGCAGAGAACTCTTCTCTTGTAGAAGATCCTCAACAGTTTCAATATCCTTCTCAAACTCTTCTAAATACTCACTATGTTTTCCATCCAAAGTGACAGTGCTCTTCTGATCAACTATAATTTTTTTGGTTGTTTTTGGCTTAAATGCTGGCATTACAACTTCTGAGAATAATTTCAATTAGTATACTTAATAAACATGATCACTTTATTTATTATTTATAGTAAATAGTTAATACGTACAGTTTTCCCTATATTGATTGATACTTGCAAATTATTGAGACAATGCATTATTATCACAGATTATTGTTATATAACTTATATAAATGGACATTTCTTACACAATGCCAACCGACATTCAAGTAGACAAAAAAACTTTTACCACAATGAACTTTCTATATAACGCAATTAATGAAGGCTGGACTGTGACAAAACAAAAAAACAAATATATTTTTACAAAACGACACGATGGAAAGAAAGAAGTATTCACAGAAACTTTCTTAGACAACTTTATTCAGACAAATTTAACAACCAATAAGCGATTAATTTAGCGTAAGCTAGAGATTTTTTTTTCTTTACTGATAATATAAACTAAACATGGGAGGTGGACTTATGCAACTCGTAGCCTACGGCGCCCAAGACGTCTATTTAACTGGAAATCCCCAGATCACTTTCTGGAAGGTGACCTACCGCAGATATACCAACTTCTCAGTTGAGTCTATTGAGCAGACTTTCAACGGACAGGCCGATTTCGGTCGCCGCGTGACCTGCACTATCAGCCGTAATGGCGATCTTGCATACCGCACCTACCTTCAGGTGACCCTCCCTGAGATTAACCAATCTATGGGAACCCAGGCCGTCCAGAAGGTGTATGCCCGCTGGTTGGATTTCCCCGGTGAGCAACTCATCTCCCAAGTGGAGGTCGAGATTGGTGGCCAGCGCATCGACCGTCAATACGGTGACTGGATGCACATCTGGAACCAGCTTACCATGGCCAAGAGCCAGGAGTCTGCTTACCACAAGATGATCGGTAACACCACTGGTCTTACCTTCATCACCGACCCTGCCTTCGCCGACGTCGACGGACCCTGTGATGCCAACGCCCCTCGCCAGGTGTGTGCTCCTCGCAACGCCCTCCCCGAGACCACCCTTTACATTCCCCTCCAGTTCTGGTACTGCACCAACCCCGGTCTTGCCCTTCCCTTGATCGCTCTTCAATACCACGAGGTCAAGATCAACCTTGATCTTCGCCCCATTGACGAGTGCCTCTGGGCCGTCACCGAGCTTAACTGCGGTGCCGGTGCCAAGGTCGCCAAGACTGCCACCATTGCCTACAACCAGTCCCTCGTTGCTGCTTCCCTTTACGTTGATTATATCTTCTTGGACACTGACGAGCGTCGCCGCTTCGCCCAGAACCCCCACGAGTATCTCATCACCCAGCTTCAGTTCACTGGCGACGAGTCCGTCGGTTCTTCCTCCAACAAGATCAAGTTGAACTTCAACCACCCCGTGAAGGAGCTCATCTGGGTTGTGCAGCCCGATGCTAACGTCGACTACTGCTCTTCCCTCATCTGCGACTCCACCCTCTTCAAGCTCCTCGGTGCTCAGCCTTTCAACTACACTGATGCCGTCGATGCCCTCCCCAACGCTCTTCACGCCTTCGGCTCCGAGTGGGGAATCAAGGGTCTTGCTGGTGCACAGAACGGTGATGCCTTCATCAAGGACAACGCCTTCGCCGACCCCAACTCTGGTAACGCTGCCACTCTTTCCATGAACGGACAGAACATCCAGATCGATAACCCCCCTGTTGAGGGTGCTATCAACTCCGCCGTCTCCGACGCTGGATCCTTCGTGCTTGCCGAGACCTCCTTGGACATGCACTGCTGGGGACAGAACCCCGTCGTGGTTGCCAAGCTTCAGCTTAACGGCCAAGACCGCTTCTCCGAGCGTGAGGGCTCCTACTTCGACGTTGTGCAGCCCTTCCAGGCTCACACCCGTGCCCCTGATGCCGGTATCAACTGTTACTCCTTCGCCCTTCGCCCTGAGGAGCACCAGCCTTCTGGAACCTGCAACTTCTCCCGTATTGACAACGCCACCCTTCAGCTTGTTCTTTCCAACGCCACCGTCGCTGGAACCAACACCGCCAAGGTCCGTGTCTACGCCACCAACTACAACGTTCTTCGTGTCATGAGCGGCATGGGCGGTTTAGCATATTCCAACTAAATTAACTGATTATTCACTTAAT